GATCAGGTCATTATCAACAAGAATAACTATGAACTTCATACATACAATCTCAAGACAAAGAAAAAAGAAGAGAAGTGTCCGGTGTTTAACGGCAACCGTGGCATCATTCGAAAGATTGAAGGCAGTTTTATTCTGGTTGATTTTGACCAGTGGGGCACGATCTTTATTCCTCATTATTTTGGTGGGAATAACATCTGGGCAACACTTGAACTCGCTTATGCTTTGAGTTGTCATAAACTGCAAGGTAGCGAAGCTCCGTATGTGATTGTCGGCATGGATAACTCTGCATATTTGATGTTGACGAGAGAATGGCTTTACACGGCCATCACTCGTGCTAAGAAGTATTGTGTGATTTGCGCTGAAACCCATGCTCTTGATCGGGCGGTAAAGACTTCGAGAGTTCCATACAAGCGGACGTTCCTGAAGGAATTTTTACGGAAAGAATTTTTAGAAAAGCGTTGACAATTACGCGCGTATCCTGTATAATATAGCTATGAAAAGTCTCCATCTCGGAGGCTTAAAATTCTCTCTTTAGCTATATAATACAGGATACGGGAAAGGAATGGCTTGCTCGTAATGGCAAGCCTTTCTTTATTCATTATAACCATATAACACAGGATACGCAAGGAGGCTTTATGACAGATAAAGAACTCATAGGTAAGCTCGACGCGATGGTAAAGGCATTGCAGAGCACGAAGAAAAAGACGGACAAGACCAGAATTTTGCTGGATGCACGAAAGGATTTTGGTGCTGAAGCTGATGAATTGATGGCGTTTTTCCGATTCCTGCTCGACCCGGCAATTGTTACTGGTCTGTCGGATGCAAAGATCAATAAGAAGGTAACTGCAAAGCCGGATATCGACGTTCAGTATCTCAGCTGCGGATACCTTTATATTATGGGTGCTGGTCACAATACCGGCTCTGATGTATCCATCGCAACAATCCAGAATTATTTACATAAAAATCCTGAATATGAAGAGTTTCTGAAGCGACTGTTTACTAAGAACCTGCCGATCGGAATTGAGGCAGCTACCATCAATAAGGTGTACGGCGAAGAAATTATTCCTGTCTGGGAGGTTCAGCAGGGATACCCGATTGACAAGGTAAAGCTGAAGGATGGTATTTGGTTCAGTTTAAGCCAGAAGATGAATGGGAATAGGGGCACCATGTATAAAGGCGAGCTCATCTCTCGGCAGGCTCAGAAGTTTAAAGGACTCGACCATATAAAGAATGACCTGCTTTCTCTATACGATGGAGACGCCTCAAGGCGAGATGCGTGGGTGTTTGATGGTGAGCTAATCTACAAGAACCCAGAAAGAATGTCGGACGGAGAGGCTTTTCGTTATGGCACTGGCCTACTTAATTCTGACAACAAGGACAAGACTGGAATCAAATTTGTGATTTTTGATGTGATTCCTGTTGTAGAGTTCGACCGTGGAAAGTGTACTATCCCATATAAAATTCGCCGTATTGGGTTAAATTGTCTTCGCGCAGAGATTACTCGCAAGCACCTTGAAAATATTGAGATTGTGCCGATGGTCTATGAGGGCACTGACCAGAGTGTGATTTCGAAGTGGCTTGATTATGCGGTTGAGAACGATTGGGAAGGTCTTATGTTGAACACGGACGTCCCTTATCGCCGGGCTCGTCACAACGGATGTCTCAAAATCAAGCGATTTTACACTGTTGATCTACGAATCACAGCGATTGAGGAAGGTCAGAACCGTCTAGCTGGTACGATGGGCGCTCTGGTTGTTGATTACAAGGGTAACGAGCTTCGGGTTGGTTCTGGCTTTGATGACTCCACGAGAGCTGCTGTGTGGGCAAATTCTGATGATTACATCGGCAAGATTGTGGAATGCAAGTACAAAGAGGTCACAATGGACAAAAAGACCGGCCTTGAGTCCCTGCAATTCCCGATATTTGTGAGATTCCGAAATGACAAAAATGAGGTGTCTTATGGCTGATATGAGGCTGATTGGTGCAAATGCTTTGCTTGACAAAAATAATTGGACAATCAAGCAATACAGTGAAGAAGAAGCTAATGCTTGGAGAGATGGCATTGCCCTTATGAAGAAGAACATTGAAAACGCTCCGACCATAGATCCTGAAACGCTACGGCCTGTGGCACACTGGGAGGAAATTCCAGGCTCCTATGTGAGCTGTGCTGGGAAAAACTCATGGTGCGAACCAGCAACCCGTTGCTCGAACCCAGAATGTAGAGAGGTGAACCCGTGTGGCCTCAAAACGCCATTTTGCCCGATGTGTGGTGCAAAGATGGAGTGAATAATGGCTAAAAACAAGTTAAAAGATTCCTTTTATTGGATGGGTAAGAATGGGCAAGAATGCAATGTTGATTTGTCGTCCGAGCGTGTAAGCCGTTATATCAATGAAGCTAAAAATAATCTAAAGAAGATCCCGAAGGGCAAAGGAGATTTTTGCTATGTTGCTGGCAAAGAGGCACTTGTTATTGGAACGGTAAATAAAGAAGGAGAACGTTCAATCTTTGTTGCAAGAGACTATTTTGAAGCGGATTACGTTCCGGGATGCGGGTGGATAAAAGTGGAGGATGAAGATGAATCTTTCAAAGAAGACGATTAAGCATATCCTTCGGATTCTGGATAATAAATGTATCGAGGTTCCTACGAAGACATCCGCTTATAGCAGCGGTGGACGTAGAATTTTGACTCGTGATTTTGAGCCAAAGGAGTCACACGGAATGAATGGCTGGCAACGAATCGTCTATGTACCGTCCGAAGGATATTTCTACGGAATTTATAACGGAAAATCGGAAGAAGATTGGGACATTCCAGATATCTGGTCTCCTGCCCAGCTTGCTGATTTATGAGGTTTTTAAAATGCTACTTTTAACGCAAGACGGAGAAATTATAAATCTTGACCGTATGGCGATCATTGATACCGCAAACCTTAATGTTTATGCAAGGCAGGGCATGGGTGAGCGTGGAATTATCCTTGGTAGTTATGACTCTGAGAGTAGATGCTACGATGTTGTCGCACGTATTTTTGATTGCTATCGGAAAAATGAGAAAGTATACATAATGCCAAAATGAATGATTTTAAAAAACTAGCCATCCCAAAGAAAGAACGACTTGAAGTTCAACTTACGGATGGCACAGAAGAACACAATATATTGTACATAATCACATCTCTAGCCACTATTAAAGGTGCTGAGATTTTTAAAAATTTTCGTTTGTATTCTGTAGGCTCCGCCGGGGAGCTCAACTTATTAGAGAAGCGAGACGGCGATCCCTACTTTGATAAGCTGAAAGGAACAGAGTATGAGTAATTCGATGAATCGAGAAGACCGGCGCAGAGAGCAGCGTAAGGCACGAATCCTTGCCCGGCGAATCAAAAAGGCCGGTGGCCCAGATTTTCTGGCTGGAATGCCAGTTGAAGAGTGGGAACCTAAGATTGGTGATGAGGTCACTATTAAGGTAAAGAGGATTCAGGGTAAGAAAGATTTCTTTAAAATGAGTCCTCAGTATCAGGACTTTATCAATAGCCTTGAAGACGGAAGGCCTTACAAAATCACCAGTACCGGTATGAAGGGTCAGGTTTACGGCATTGACGCACATCCTTATTTCCAGATTTGGAAGGGTGATATGGAGCCCTATAAGGAGTCCTAATGAGGATGTACTTCAGGACGGATTATTATGTCGATGTTTGCATAGATGAAGTCGTTCGGCTTCAAAGAGGAACTACATACGAAATAGTTTCAGAAACTGAATTTTTTTATTTTATCGTAATTGATAATAAATCATTCAGAAAAATGCTAAACATTGTCATGATCCCAAAAGAAGACCTTGAAGATGATGTATATGTCGTGACTGGCAAGAGCGAAAAACTTGAGGAAGGAGGTGGGGCGATATGATTGGTATTGACCATCGTGAGCAGGGGCGTAAGGAACGAGCCCTTGCAGAGTATTATAGAACCTTAGCTCGATATCCTGTCGAGTGTGGAAAGCCGATTACATATCAGTTGTCAGAAGAGCAACTTAAACAGGTTCTCTGCGGAGAGGTTACTGTAGATGAGTTGATTGAAAGAGGTGAGGTAAGTGGCAGTTGATAAGTATGGGAATTCGTTTGGTGTCGGAGATTATGTTTTGATTGCAGAGGTTCCATATGGCTTTCCTTATTTTGCGATGATCTCGGCTGTAAGGGTCGAAAAAATTGAAAAAGATAATCATCAAAAAGATATAGTTTATTTCGAACGATGGTATCCGATTGAACAACGTGGCGAACTTATTTACCGGGAAGCAGATGATTGTGTTGTGACAACTGAACATAACTATCTTGTTTCACTAAAACGTAGAGATGAATGGGATAAAGAGGTGAGCTAAGTGAAAGATACGATTAAGATGTGGATCTCTTTTATTAAGATTTTCAAGGATTATCTTATTGCGGTCGGAATCATGATTGTGTTATGGCTGCTGTCTTGCCTTATCAAATATGGGATTTCAGTATCCAACTTCCCAGATTGGTTTAAGTTTGCACTTCTAAAATAAAGGAGGATTAAATGGTAACCGATATTCTTAATAGAGAGATTCATGTTGGCGACACAGTTCTTAGAGCTAGAACTCGAAATGGTCGCGGAGTTCTTTGGAGCATTCGTAAAGTTGTCTCAATTATGAACGTAATGATTAAAGTTCAAGACGGAAAGTACACAACGAATGTTGCACCCAGGAATTGTATCGTAATTGACGAGAGTGACATTCCTGAAAACTGGCAGGACGAATATTAAGGAGAGTTGAATGATTGTTGATTTGATCGCGTACACACAGCGAGTTGTTCCTACAAGTGACAAAAATCCTTTAGATATTGTGGAGGAAGCTGCGAGTATTTGCTACGATTCTTCAATGACTGACGATTATAAAATTGCTAAGGGATGTAAAGCCAGTGGTCACTATTCTGTGCTTGAACACATCAACTTTACGTTCTATGTCAAAGATGTGAGCCGAGCACTTCTGGCACAGATTAGTCGTCATCGACATATTAGCATGAGCTGCCGCAGCCAGCGTTATTGCAGCGAGGATGGATTCAAGTATGTGAACCCGTTTACCGGTGAAGATGCTGATGTTTTCGATAATATGATGTCGGACATTGATACCGATTATCAGATTCTCAAGAAGTATCACAACGCCAAAAACGAAGACGCCCGTGCAGTTCTGCCAAATGCTTGCTGTACAGAGTTTTACATTACGATGAACGCTCGTGCTTTGATTGAGATGAGTCATCTTCGACTTTGCTCTAGGGCTCAAAAAGAAATCCGCGAGATGTTTACAGAAATGAAGAAGGAAGTTGCACAGGTTTGTCCTGAAGTAGCAAACTGGATGGTTCCTTCCTGTGAGGCTAATCCGAAGTATCCGTTCTGCCCAGAAGGTCGTGGCTGCTGTGGCCGTCATCCTCGGTTGGCAGATGTTTATAAGCCTATTGAAAAAAAACAAGGAGGTTATTGATGCAAACACTTGACGAAATTAAGAAGAACGTCGAGCACCCGTCTTATTACGGCGGTGCAGACAATCCCTATGAGGCCATCAAAGTGCTGCGAGAGTGGCAACTGGACAAGGATGCTTATCTTTGGAATGTTGGTAAATATTTGAGCCGGGCAGGACACAAAGATGGCAATTCTAAGCTTCAAGATTTGATGAAGGCACGTAAGTATTTGGACTATAAAATCCGGCTTTTAGAGGAACAGCAGAAAGTTGCTGAAAGTGTCGTAGATACGCTAAAGAAAGTTCCTAATGAGGTCACTGATAAGTTGACTACGATGACGGATTGTACTTCTCGTCTTGCAAAGTTCGACTATACGGATGATTTGGTTTTCCGTCCAGAAATCCATACTCCAAACATTGAGACTGCCGTGGTTCCGAGTGTTCATAATGATACTATGTCTCCGAATAACAAAGGAGTTAATAAGGTTGACCATTCGATGTTGAACTCTAAAGTCTATGCCGATGAAGTAAAATTCTAAGAGGTTTACATAAATGAGATATAACTGGGAATATCCACTGGTAGCGTTGATGCTCCTAGCTATGATAATGACATTTTGGTTTTCTAAGGTCGTCCTTAGAATTTAAAGGAGTGATTGCATGGAATATGTGATTAAACGCGATGGAATGAAAGTTCCTTTTGATAAAAGTAAGATTGTAAATGCGATTGAGAAGGCGATGACCTGTACGCCGGGTGGTATCGACGCTCGTGTATCCAATGCAATCGCTGATTATATTGCTGATATGCCAGATGTCCTATCGGTTGAGCAGATTCAGGATATCGTGGTTGACAGTCTGAAAAATAGTCCTTTTTCAGATGTAGCAGAAGCGTATAGTCAGTGGCGTAAATATCGTCAGGAAATCCGAGAAAAGGAAAAGACTAATGCGAGCATTTTGGATATCATCGATATTCGGAACGATGCAATCAATCAGGAGAATAGTAATAAAAACCCTACTGTAAACAGCGTCCAGCGCGATTATATGGCTGGCGAGGTATCCAAAGAATTGACAGAGCGACTGTTGCTTCCGAAGGATATTCTGGATGCGCATAAGGCGGGTATCATTCATGTACATGATACAGATTATTTCGTTCAACATATGCACAACTGCGATCTGGTGAACCTGGAAGATATGCTGCAGAACGGTACCGTTATCTCTGGTACTGGAATTGACCGACCGCACAGCTTCTCCACCGCCTGTAATATCGCTACGCAAATCGTTGCTCAGGTGGCTTCTAACCAATACGGTGGACAGAGTATTACTTTATCTCATCTGGCTCCGTTTGTAGATGTTTCTCGTAAGAAAATCGAGAAGGAAGTCCATCAGGAGTTCTACGATATGGTCCAAAACAATGAGATTGATAAGATGCCAGAAAAGGAAACCATCAATCGCATTGTTGAAGAACGTTTACATAAAGAAATCGCTCGTGGTGTTCAAACTATCCAGTATCAGGTGATTACGTTGATGACAACCAATGGCCAGGCTCCTTTCATTACCGTATTCATGTATCTGGATGAAGTTCCTGAAGGACAGACTCGTGATGACTTGGCTGTTATCATTGAAGAAATGCTAAAACAGCGTATTCAGGGCGTTAAAAATGAAACCGGAGCATGGATTACTCCTGCGTTCCCGAAGCTGATCTATGTTCTCGATGAGGATAATATTTATCCTGATTCTAAATACTATTACCTGACGGAGCTGGCTGCTAAGTGTACTGCAAAGCGTATGGTTCCCGATTACATTTCCGCAAAGGTTATGAAGGAACTTAAAGGCGGCGTGTGGGTCAGCATGGGGTGTAGATCATTCCTAACGCCTGACCGGACCACTGAGAATGTGGCTAACGCAAAGAATTGGGTAAAAGGTCAGAAATATTATGGTCGCTTCAATCAGGGCGTGGTCACTATCAATCTGGTAGACGTGGCTTGTAGTTCTGGAAAAGACAAAGATAAGTTCTGGAAGATTTTTGATGAACGTCTTGAATTGTGTCATCGAGCACTTCAGATTCGACATAAGCGGTTACTCGGAACTGTTTCTGACATGAGTCCTATTCATTGGCAGTATGGAGCACTGGCTCGCCTGAAGAAGGGTGAAAAGATCGACAAGTTGCTCTTTGGCGGCTACTCCACCATCAGCCTGGGCTACGCCGGTCTGTATGAGTGCGTGAAGTATATGACTGGCAAGAGCCACACCGATTCTGAAGCAAAACCGTTCGCTCTTGAAATTATGCAGCACATGAATGATAAGTGCGCAGAGTGGAAGAAGGCCGAGAACATGGATTACTCTCTCTATGGCACCCCGCTGGAATCCACCACCTACAAGTTCGCCAAGTGCCTGCAGAAGCGCTTTGGCATTATTCCTGAAGTAACTGATCATGAGTATATTACCAATTCTTACCATGTCAATGTTCGTGAACATATTGATGCATTCACAAAGCTGAAGTTTGAGAGTGAGTTCCAGAAGCTTTCTCCGGGCGGTGCCATTAGCTATGTTGAAGTTCCTAATATGCAGCAGAATATTCCTGCCGTAATTAGCGTTATGAAATTCATCTACGACAACATCATGTACGCCGAGTTAAACACCAAGTCCGACTACTGTCAGGTGTGCGGTTATGACGGCGAGATCAAGATCGTGGAGGACAACGGCAAGCTGGTGTGGGAATGCCCGAATTGTGGCAATCGAGATCAGAATAAAATGAATGTCGCACGGCGTACTTGTGGGTACGTAGGAAGCCATTTTTGGAATCAGGGGCGCACTCAGGAAATTCGAGATCGAGTAGTTCATCTGAGCGACAATTAAACAACGTATAAGTGGTGGGTTGGTGGGATTACATATGAAAGAAATCATTGTTTTCTTCGTGATTGTATGGGTTATCGCCTATTACATTCTGAAAGACAACTATAAAGATTAAGGAGATATTTATGAAGAAATTTATGGCAATTTTTGTTGCGTTCCTCGTTGCAATTGGCGCAGTGCTTTGTACCGAGCGGGTACATACTGGTTATGTTGGTGTTGTTTATTCCGCGAAGGGGGTCGAGCAGCAGACTATTTCTCAGGGCTGGCATTTTATGAGTCCTCTAAAGCATGTGTCTGAGTTCCCGATTACTCAGCAGCGAGTAGTCTTTTCTAATGCAGCATCTGATTACGGTGCAAAGGAGCACGCAGACTGGCATATTGACGCTCCTGCAAATGGCGGTACGATTGCAATCAATCTGACTGTAAACTATAATTTCCTGCCTGAACATGTCGTTGAGCTGTATACCAAGTTTGGTGGTATGGATGGCGAGAGTCTGATGGAGAGCAAAATCCAGAACGACATTATTGCTTATGTTAAGGAAGTCACTCCTCAGTTCAGTGTTATGCAGATTTATTCTGATGATCGCGCAGGTGTTAATACTGCAATCACAGAATATCTGAATGAGAAGTTGACCGCAGAATATGGTATCAATGTTTCTTCCGCACTGATTGTTGACGCACAGCCTGATGATACCCTGATGCAGAAGATTCGTGCTAAGGAGCAGGCAAAGCAGGATGCAGAGATCGCAGAGCTGAATAAGCAGACCGCTCTGGCTCAGGCAGAGACCGACAAGGTTAAGGCACAGACGGAAGCTGATGTTAAGATGATTGAAGCACAGGCCGAAGCTGATGCAAATAAGGTGCTTTCCGAATCTATCACTCCCGAACTGATTCAGATGAAGGAAGCAGAAGCTCGCCTGAAGCATGGTTGGGTTACCGTACAGGGTGCCGATACAGTCGTTACCAAGGGTGAGTAAACGAGGCTTTATAAAATGAAAATTTTTGAAAGAAGGTGATTGGAATAGAAGTGTAGAAGAATTTCTTTAAGGCACTTGGTTCTTTTCTTGGAACCATTTTATTTCTTGCCTTAATTTATTTTACTTCGTGAATTACCACGATTGGTGCTGTCTGGCTTATTTTTAAACTATTAAATATCACGTTTACGGTCAAGGTTGCGACAGGTATTTGGTTGGCTCTTATTTTGCTTGAAGGATTCTTGAAAGGAAGTCGAAAGTAATGGGGTGGTATCGTAAGAAACCTGTTGTCGTCGAAGCATTTCAGCTTGGAATTGATTATATTCCAGACTGGTTTATGAATAAGGTGACAGACAGAACGGTTACTTTGCATGGGTTGAGTAGCGGATTTATTCACGTTCCAGACACTAACGCAGACATCGAAACGTTGGAAGGTGTGATGCACGCAAACTACGGAGACTATATTATCCGTGGCGTGAACGGAGAGATTTACTCTTGCAAGCCCGATATCCTTGAAAAGACATACGAGGAAGTAAACTAACAAGCAGGGTGGGTGTGGTGGCATGAAAGGAACTATATGAATTATTGGTCGGTAGAAGTCCTGTTTTATGAAGATGGAATTCAGGCAACTAATACATATATGGTCAAAGCGCAGGATCAAAATGATGCTATGAACAAAGCACATCATCGTTTTGAAAAATCTCATCCCGGTACGACCTGCATGGTTCAGAATGTAGAAAAGGCAGGTGGCTGAGGTGGACTTTAAATGTAAGTGTGGCAGTAAATCTTTCTTTATCCAGAGCAAAGGTAGCCAGATTGGTCTGTATTGCTCTGTTTGTGGCAAGTGGCAGAAATGGCTAACTAAGAATGAAGTGAAACAGTTTGAGTACGAGACGAATATGGTGGACTCGAAAGGAAACAATCCTGATGATGATTTTTATGAAAAATTTGCTTTAACTCCATGGGGCTGCCTACACTGTGCTTTTAGAGATTTTGGACTAGATCTTCCTGAAATACCTGGTAAGATGGCTGATGCCATTATGGAAGATTTCTTCGAGACTATGGGAAGAGCTGATATTATTGAGAAGAAGGAGTAAAGATGATTAAGCTCTTGAAACGTCTACTCCGTTGGTTTCTTCCTGAATGCAGTAGATGTGGCGGTGTTATGCTTTACGATAACACTCATAGCTGGCATGATAAATGGCACTTTGTATGTGATACATGTGGTAGAGAAAAGTGGGGTGCATTATGAAAAAAATCACAGGAGTTCTAAAAGCAAAAGGATTTGAAGACTGTAATTTTGAATTCTATGTTGATGACAATATGACAGAAAAACAAATTGAGATGGAAGTCTACCAACGTGCTGGTTTTAGTTTGGACTGGACGGAAGAAGATGGTTATGAACCGTATACTGTTACAATGTATCGTAAAAAGAGGGATAGGTAATGAATTACGGGCAAACACATGTATATGGCGTAAGCTTATCGTACTTGATGGCTAATGGTGAACGTAGTTTTTCATACTATGAGGTGCCCGCCGACAGCGAGTATGAAGCAATCCAGTATGTACGCGGTCAATGGCATCGTGAGCATCTGTTTGCTCCTTACGAGCCAGATGTAAGTGCTCGACTTTTGTACGCTAACTATTGGAGCTATTTGAAGGCTTGATAAAAGTGCCGTTTTGTGAGGTGCAAATATGAAGAAATGGACAAAAGATCTTCTTGAAGCCAATGGATACGAGCTAAGAAACGCATACATTAAAAATGTATCTTTTGGAATAAAAGATTACGGATGGCTTTCTCTTTCACTCACTTTAGAAGGTGATGGATGGGGAGTAAATTACATGGGCCCTTCTATCGGTAGAAGGTACTACATCAACGGAGAGTCTATTAAAGATGGGAATGCCGCAAATTTTGAAGGTTATGAAGGCGGAGCTGAAGCTATCGTAAGAATTTTAGATGTTGTTGATTGTTCTGAACTTGAATCACTAAAAGGAAAATATATCCGTGCAGCTATTAAAAGAGGAGAGTCTGTTGGAATCATCGGTAATATCATCAAAGATCAGTGGTTTGATTACACATCATTCTTTGATGATATGAAAAACGACACTGACGATGATAAAGGTACTGAGGCAGATTGATATGGAAAAGAAATATGTAAAAATCTTTAAATGCCGTGGATGCAATCGCGATATCATTAAAAATGATGTTGATTTATCTATTGCTGAGAAATGGACTCTTTCAGGAATGTTTAAAGATGGGTGTAAACCCGTTGAAGTGTCTGGCGGTTCTAGGCTTTCTGGACAGAACAAATTCCTGCTTCATCGGTGTGATCCAGAGAAGCTTTGTATTTGTGATTTCATTGGATGGAAAGAAATCGAGGCTAAAAATGATTAATAATCCTTTTGCAGAAGATGGCATCATTTCCTGCCAGTGCTGTGGCAGTGGTGAATATCTCTTTAATGAAGATGGTAACCGTAATGGTTACTGCGGTAACTGCGGAGCTAGAATCGACTGGCCGGAGGATAACGATGAAGAAAGTAACACTTGAGCTTCTGGTTGATGAAAACGGAGACGAGGATATCAACCCAATTAAGAGTGAGATTGAGAGTGTTTTTCAACGTTGTTATCATAATATAAAGTTGGTTTCATACGAAGAAGAAAGCATCGATGCACGATGGTTTTGCGCGAAAGACGTAACTCCTCCAGTCCCAGAGCACGGAATGTGTTCAGAGGATGTCATCATAAAATACAAGGACGGAACAGAAAGCGTTGCGTGCATCACAGCGTTGCGTGCATCACATTTAATGGTGAGTGGTATGATACTGATTATTATGAGGTTGCTGATACGGTAGTATATTGGCACTACATGACGGAAAGAGAAACAAAGCTTGACAAAAAGCTAAGAAATTCAAAATTTCAGTAAAATTATTTGACGCATTATCGCAATAAATTTATAACAAATTTTGATAGAATTCCGCTTTTATTAGAAAGGAAAAGTATGTTTAAGACTTTAAAAAATACTGCCGTATGCGTACTTCTAGCAGCTATTATACTGACTGGGTGCAGTGCAAGCGTGAAAGACTCAGTAGGAAATGTAGCTGTAGAGAATGGCTGGTTCTATCGTATCAGTGATACCCCTATGGTATACGACAAGGATACACGCATTATGTATTACTTATTCTCTAAATGTATAGGCAATCAAGGCTACGGTTATATGTCTCCTTATTATAATGAGCACGGTCAGATGTGCTACTACGTTGATGGTCAGGTTATTCCAATCGAGGAGGTGTTAATTGATGCTGACTGAGATTGTTTGGTTTATGATCAAAGCTTATATTGTTTTAATTTTCATCGCAGCAGCAATTCGCTCTGAACAGATTCTGTATGATACCTCTACATATATTTTTCGAGGTGACAAAAAGAATGGAATGTATGGCTGTGTCGTGCTGAATGTTTTTATTATCGTTTGTGTAAGTATGTGGACGGTGATGTTTTAAATGAACTACATGAAACTAGTTAATGCTGATAGATTAAAGGATTGTCTTTTGCTGGAAGGAAACCTTGGACATATCAAAACTCTAAAAGATGTTGAACGAGTTATTGATTTTCAAGTAGATTGCCAGCCAACAACTGTATTTGAGTTCGTAGATAATTGTGAGAACTCGGCATGGGTGTGTGATTATTGTGGTGGCGGAATTAAAGGGCAAGAGTCACCCGAAAGCCTTGGCTATAATCGCTGCCCGTTCTGTGGTCTTTTAATCGAGGTGGGAAAATGAACTACATGAAAATTGTTCCCTGTGACATAGCGAATGGCGAAGGTGTGCGCGTAAGTCTTTTCGTTTCGGGGTGTAACCATCATTGTCCTGGTTGCCATAACCAGCAAACGTGGGATGCAAACGCAGGCCAGCCATTTACAGAAGAAACGCTAGACGAACTAATTGAGTTGCTTCGACCAGATTACATTCAGGGGCTAACTCTTACTGGTGGAGATCCAATGTATCCAGAAAATCGAGAAATAATCAGTGATATTATTTATAAAGTCTTAGTTGAGTTTGGAGATAAAAAAGATATCTGGATGTGGACTGGATATACCTATGAAGAATTACTAAGCCAGATAAATCCGCTCAATAAAAATGATGACATCGATATGATTTTAAATCTTATCGATGTCATCGTGGATGGCCCATATATTGAATCAAAACGTGACATCTCACTACCTTATATGGGAAGCTCCAATCAGAGAGTTATCGATTGCATGAAAACTACTGGATACGACAATATAGTCCTTTGGTGGGCTCCAGAAGAGAAAGGAAAATAATATGGATTTAGGAAATTACGAAAAGTTCCCAGATAGCAATGTTTTTACCACTATTTATCATCCGAATATTAAGATCAATAAACTACACGATGATGCTCGTCTGCCGACTTATGGTTCTAAAAATGCTGCTTGTGCAGACCTGTACGCCTATATCGGTTTTGATGACGCAACGATTGTAAACAAGAATGGTGATCGCTGCATTATGATTCAGCCGCATGAGACCGTTAAGGTACATACTGGTTTGCGGATGGCTCCGCCGGAAGGTTGGTATGTCGCTATCTATGCTCGCAGTGGTATGGCAACGAAGCAGGGGCTTGCACCTGCGAATAAAACAGGGGTTTGTGATCAGGATTACCGTGGAGAATATATCGTAGCACTACATAATCATTCCAATATCCCTCAAATGATTACTCATGGCGACCGCATTGCTCAGATGGCAGTTGTTCCGTTCTGGCAGGCTGATTTTGAAGAGGTTTCCGAATTGGACGAAACGGAGCGTGGAGCGGGCGGTTTTGGTTCTACTGGAAAACAGTAATGGAGAGAATTATGGGAAAAACAATTGATACATCCGAGCTTCTGTATCGGATGGGCAAGTACGCAGAAATCGATGTTGGAGAAGAAAAACATGATGCGTTTATGCATTTCATGCTTCTTTTAACTCGCACAATTGAGAAGATGCCGAATGCTGCGCTAACGCATAAGAATCCAATTGATGATGAGATTATGGAGAATCAGTACAAGCTAGTGAACGCAATCTCACTGGTAACCGGTCGCACTCGAAACGATGGCTGGTATCCCACTTGGATTGGCATGGCCATGAAGATTGTGCGTCTGAAGAGTGGAGAATCAGCTGGTTTCCTGTACATCAAAGATAATGAGGGACACGACTATCCGGGTGCAATGCATACATCTTGTGTTGTTGATTACTACATCTCAAGTGACAAGAAAAATGTTATTGTCCAGACCGAAAACACAATTTATAAGTTTGAAAAAATTGAGGAGAACTAAATTATGGCTAAGTATTTTTATGTTTATAATATCGCTGGTGTCGAGGATTCTATTGTAAAGATGTTCAACACTGATACTGGTGCAATGGGTGAGAAGAGTGTCAAAAAGGATCGCATGGATGGTTTTATTGATGGTATCAAGACGAGCGGCTTTGTTTTAAACAAGGAGCTGGCAGAGGCTGACGTTGCAGAGGCCGAAGCAAAGCGTGTTCTTGCAGAGAAGATGACCGCTTATCAGGCAGCTCGCGATGATTATCACAATAAGAGTGAGACTCTGAAGAAGGTTAAAGCAAAGTACGGTATTAAGTAAAAGGTAAATTTTATGGGCGGGCGGGAGGAATAAATATATGAAAGCACATATTCGAGAAGAAAAGAAAACAACTCCATTAAAACTTGGTGAGGGAATGCTACTTCAGGACAAAGACGGCAAAATGTATAAGGTTTGCGACACAGTAGAATATGACGAGACACATACAGACGATGAAGTTATCAAAGTTGCTTTATCTGAGGAAAATATGATTATTGGGTCGAACTTCTTTAATACATCGTTTGTGTTTACAGATTGAGGTAAGACGATGTGATTATGATTATCCAACACAAAGGGGCTCCAAAGAAAAAGAGATACGCTGCAAAGTTTTCGTGCAAATGTGGATGTATATTTTGGGCTGATGACAAAGATATTAAATTTCCGAGTTATTCCGTTATACGAGAATATGCGCCAGGCGTAAAACTAGCAAAATGTCCAGAATGCGGAGAACAAGTCGTTTCTTGTTTTCCAGCAGTTCCAAGAGAAAAGATTTTTGTGGATTGAGGTGCAGATATGTATAAAACTGATAGTTTGAAAAATCCAGCAATCGTATTCCATTGCAAAAACTGTGGTTGTACAACTAAAATTCGAGTGGCTTCTTTTGAAAATCCTGATTTGGACATTCCTGAGAATAATGTGATTGCGTGCTATAGGTGTAGAGCGGAAGTTGCTGGATCTGAGTT